AGGTACTACCTGACCACCCTGTTTCGCCCCGAGGATGTCCGCAAGTTTAATGCCTCGTTCCATAGGATTCGGGCGATGCTCAGGCCACGGACCGATGCAGCGATGTCCGGCGAACGTCCTTGACGACGCTCCGCAGCAGGGCATCATGACAACGGAGGTGCTGCGTGGACGTCAAGGACAAGGTGAAGGCGGAGATGGAGCGGTTCCGCGCGGCATTACCGGCACTGCTCGCGGTCATGCCTGGGCGCTGGGTCGTCTTTCACGCAGGCGCGGTAGAGAGCCAACACGACAACGAGGACGCTGCCTACGTCCATGCCGTCAAGGTCCTCGGGCGTGAGGCCGGATTCGTCGTCGCGAAGGTCGAAGAAGAGCGCCCACAGCCCCTGACTGCTCGACACGCGTTCGGAATCGCATGATCCACGCGGTCTTTCGGCACCGTTTGGCGATTATGCACTTAACAAACCTAGCAGGGTCACGGGAGTCGGTTGACCGCCGCAAGGGTGGCAGGGCTACTTCTTCGCGGCCCTGCCGCCCTTGCGCGGCTCACGCTCGGGACGCGGGTTCGCCTTCACCAGGGCGGGCACACCAAGCGCCCCCCTCATAATTCGGTCGAACTCGTCTACGGGCATCTTCATTTCGTCAACCGGCTTTTCGTCACTCTTCTTCATTTGTACACGTCCTTGCGGTCTCCGATGTCAATTATGATTACTTCTTGTTGGCGTACCAAGTAGAGGATCCTGGTCTTTTCGGTCGGGACTTCCTGACGTTCTTCAAGTTCGTATATGACGGGCCTGATGGCGTTGCCGAGCTGCAACGGAAGGTCTCAGATCCTCGTCCGGTGCCCCCAGGAAGCCCTGAGCAGCGGCGTCGGCCTCCGCGCAATCGCTGACCTCTGGCCTCCATGTCCTCGACCTTCTTCCCCGCCCCATCGAGCGCCGGGAACACGTCCCCGAACCCCTCGCGAACGACCTCGGCGAGGCGAATGTACTTCTCCGTCGTCGAGAACGTCGCGTGCCCCGCCCTCGCGCGGATCTTGAGCGGGTCGTCGCCCCGCACCGCGAGCCAGGTGATCCCCGTCGCCCTCAAGTCGTGAAATCGGATCTGCTTGCTCGTGGCGCTCATCTCGTGGAGCTCGCGCCGACGAACACCCGCTCGGTCGAGGTGCATCCGGAGCGTCTTCGCCAGGTCCGATCGCGGCGGCAACTGCACCACCCGCTGGTCGCCCTTCGCCCGACGGGCCTTCGACTCCTTGAACAGGCGCTCGAGCAGCGGCATCAGCGCCGGCTCGATCGTCACGCGCCGCGCCCTCCCCGTCTTCGTCCCCTTGGTCGCCCTCGACCGACGCTCGACCGCCTGGTGCACGTGTAGGATCCCGTGCACGAGGTCCACGTCGCCCCACTCGAGCGCCTCGAGCTCGCCGACACGCAGGTACGTGTATACGGCCAAGCAGTAGAGCCTCGCCCATCGCAACGGCACGTCTGCACACCCCACGAGCGCCGAGAACTCGTCCGGATGCAGGTACTGAAGCGATGGCCGATCGCCTCGATCCGGACCGAGCACCCCCGCGCACACGTCGCGCCCGAGCACGCGCAGCTCGCGCCGCTTCGCTCGACACGCGTCCTTGAAGAGCTTCTGCGTTACGCCCCAGACGTTGCACGCCGTCTTCCACGCCAGGCGCCCTTCGACCACCTTGGCGTCGAGCTCCGCGACCAGGTCCTCGAGGTCCTCGGTCCGGATCGCTCGCATCGGTCGCTTCCCCAACCGAGGCATCACGTGCTTGTCGAGCCGTCCCCTGTCGTCCTCGACGCTCACGAGGCCTCGCTCGACGCGAGATCGTAGCCATCGCTCCGCGAACTCGGCGACCGTTTCGCCCTCCGCCTCGCGCGTCGGCGCCGCTGAAGGCGCAAGCATCCACTGCAGCAGGTCCCCAAGGCCCATGCCCTCTCGCTTTGCCGGCGACGCTCACACCTTCCAACACCCCCTTTGCCGCGTCAAGGATTCCCAGCGTCACGTCAAACGCATCTAGAACAGGTCCATGCCCAAGACACACAACTTCGACTGGGAACGCATCGAACGCGACTACCGCGCCGGGCTCCTGTCCATCGCCGAGATCGCTCGGCGGCACGGTTGCACCCGCTCTGCCATCCAGCAGCAAGCTCGAAAACACGACTGGTCACGAGACCTTAGCAAGGCCGTTCGGATCGCTACCCAGACCAAGCTTGCAGGCGCAAGTTTGCAAGCCATTAGATCTAAAGCGAAAAATGAGCAAGCCGCCCCGAACGCTTGCACCTCGCGTCGCGCGGACGGGCGCGCGCGTACATCAGACGTCATCGAGGCGGCGGCCGAAGAGGCGGCGGACGTGGCGCTCGAGCAGCGGCAGGACGTGCGCGAGACGCACAAGCTCGAGGCCTCCTTGCTGGCCCGGATGCGGGAGGTGCTCGGCGAGGGGTTCTGGAAGGTCGACAACCTCGAGAAGCTCTCTGCCGCGACGCACATGTTCGAGTCCTTCGTTCGGGCGCAGGCGCGACGCGTTCAGCTCGCGTGCCGCATCTGGTCTCTCGACGTCACGGCGCTTGAGCCCGAGGCCGATGAGGACGACCCGATCGCGCGCATGACGCCGGCCCAGGTCGAAGACCGCCTCAAGGAGATCCGTGCGCGACTTGCGTCAGCTCAAGGCTGATCTCGCCGAGATCGAGCGCCTCGAGGCCAAGCAGCGCTCAGAGAGCCTGCTCGCCTACGTGCTGGCCTCCGATCCGACCTACCTCGCCGGGTGGGTCCACGAGGCCATCTGCGCCAAGCTCGAGCAGTTCTCGGCCGACGTGCGAGCAGAGCGCAGCCCGCGCTTGATGCTCACGATGCCGCCGCGCCACGGCAAGAGCTTCATCGCCTCCGAGCGCTTCCCCGTCTGGCACCTCGGCCGCGCGCCCCATCACCGCGTCGTCATCGCGTCCTACGGGCAGGAGCTCGCTAATACCGCATCACGTCGAGCCCGTTCCCTCGCGAGCCAGGCCATGACCCGGCGCACCTTCCCTCGGCTGCGCGTCGACGGAGCTCGCCGCGCCATGAACGATTGGGAGACCACCGCCGGCGGCTCCCTGCGCGCGGTCGGTCTCGGGGCGGGCATCACCGGCCACGGCGGACACGTCATCATCATTGACGACCCCATCAAGGGCGCCGAGGCCGCGGCCTCACCCGCCATCCGGGCCAAGGTCTGGGACTGGTACACGTCCGACCTCTATACGCGTCGCATGCCTGGCGCAGGCATCCTCGTCATCCAGACCCGCTGGCACGACGACGACCTGGCCGGACGGCTCCTGCGCGCCATCGACAAGGACCCCGCGGCCGACCGCTGGCAGGTCATCAACTTCCCGGCCATCGCCGAGGACGATGAGCCCCGCCGGCGACGAGGCGAGGCTCTGCACGAGGCCCGCTTCCCCCTCGACGAGCTCGTCAAGACCCGCGGCACGGTCGGCCCTCGCACGTGGGCCTCGCTCTATCAGCAACGCCCCGTGCCCGACGGCGGGGCGATCTTCCGCCGCGACTGGTTCCGTTACTACCGGGAGATCCCGGCCCGCGACAAGCGCTCTCGCCTCATCCAGTCCTGGGACACGGCTCAGAAGGCCGCTCAGCACAACGACTTCAGCGTCTGCACGACCTGGCTCGAGGTCGAGCAGCTCCTCTACCTGCTCGACGTCTACCGCGCTCGCCTCACGTACCCACAGCTCCGTCACCAGGTGGTCGCTCAGGCCGACAAGTGGCGCGACCTTGACCTAGGCCCCGACGCGGTGCTCATCGAGGACAAAGGCTCGGGCACCGATCTTCTCAACGACCTCAAGGCCGATCGCACCTTCCGCTACTCGCTCATCCCGATCGAGCCCATCGGTGACAAGGTCCTGCGCGCCGACCGCGAGGCCCCGGCGTTCGAGGCGGGGCGCGTGTACCTGCCCGAGCGGCACTCGGGCCTCGCCGAGCTTGAGCACGAGCTCGTGACGTTCCCGGCCGCGGCGCATGATGACCAGGTCGACTCTGTGACGCAGGCCTTGCGCTACTTCCGAGAGCGGCGACGTGGCGCGGATTACGCGCGGCGCATGGCCCAGCTTTAGCGTCCGGGCCATGGACACCACCGACCGACCCCTGCTCCACACGAACGTCGACGGCTGGCGCAACGTCTACTCTGGCCTCGGCCAGGAAGGCGTCGACAAGCGCGTCTCCAGCACCTTCCAGAACCGGGCCTTGTTCGGCCAGGCAGATTTCGAGGCGCTCTATCACCAGAACTGGCTCGTGCAGCGCGTCGTCGAGACGATGGCCGACGAGATGACCCGCGAGTGGATCGAGGTCCTCGTCGACGAGAGCTTCGAGACGGCCGAGGCGATCGCTGAGGCGCTCGAGCAGCTCGACGTGCAGTCGAAGTTCCGAGAGGCGCTCATCTGGGAGGCGCTTTTCGGGGGCTCGGCGATCCTGATGGGGATCGACGACGGCCAGGACACCGACATGCCGGTCCTGCCCGCGCGCATCGGGGTCGTGCGCTTCGTCGAGGTCATCGAGCGCTGGTACCTCTACCCGGACGTCGCCTCGATCGACGCCGATCCGTCGAGCCCGACCTTCGGCCAACCGCTCATCTGGGTCATGCAGCTTCAGGGCGGCACGCAGCGGCGCATCCACACGTCGCGCCTGCTCACGTTCAAGGGAGCGCTTGCGACGCGCACCTGGCGTCTGTCGAACCAGGGATGGGGCCTGAGCAAGCTCGAGCCGGTCTATGACGCGATCCGCGACTGGGGCACGGCGCTCGATGGCGCGGCGACCTCGGTGCAGGACTTCGTGTGGAGCGTCCTCAAGATGCAGGGCCTCGCCGACGCACTCGACGGGGACGACGGCGACAAGGTCGTCACGAATCGCGTCAAGGGCTTCAAGCTCGGACTCGGTATGGCGAAGCTCGCGCTCATTGACGCGGAGGGCGAGGAGCTGACGCGGATGGGTGCGCCGGTCACGGGACTGGCTGACCTGCTCGATCGCTTCCGCGAGGCGGTCGCTGGCGCGGCCAAGATCCCGAGCCCGATCCTGTTCGGCCAGTCGAAGGGCACGCTCGCAGGGGCCGACGCGGACATCCGGACGTTCTATGACCAGGTGCGTGCGGCGCAGAACGCGCGGGTGCTGCCGCTGCTCAAGCGCTTGGTCGATGTCGTGTGTCTCTCGCGCGACGGGCCGACGAGCAGGAAGATCCCGACGTACAAGCTCAAGCCGCGCTCGCTCTGGCAGGCGACGGACAAGGAGCAGGCCGAGGCGCGGAAGGTGCAGGCCGACGTCGACAAGGCCTACCTCGACGCGGGCGTTCTGTACGCCTCCGAGGTGCGTGAGAGCCGCTTTGGCGGGGCTGGCTACTCGTTTGACACGGTGATCGATGAGGATCTGAGCGCGCTTCTCGAGGAGTCCGAGAGCGACCCGCCGGAGCCCGCGCCTCTCCCTGGTAGCCCCGATCCGGGGTCGAAGGAGCCTCCGGACAAGGCTGCGGGCGGGGCTGAGGACGATCCGAAGGCAGATCCCACGTCACCTCAAGTTGGGTGACGCAAAATGCACCTCGACGAAAAAAAGTTGAGGCGACCCCGGACGAGCGTCCGGAGGGTCACCCGATCGCCCGGACTCATCCCCCTCGAGGCCGAGCTCGCGTACACCCGGAAGCTCGTCGCCCTCGTGCGCCGGACCTGGAAGCAGATCGCGCGGGACGTGCTGCCCCTTGTCGCGAAGTACCGGGCGCCGAGCGAGCGCCAAGATGCCCTGAACGGGCAGGACCTCGTGACGCAGGTCGGCTGGGCGACGATCCGGACGGGGCAGGAGGTGCCCGAGGACGAGGCCAAGGGCTACGCGAGCATGGCCGCGCGCCAGATCGAGATGTTCAACGAGCGGACGCAGGCCCGGCTCGTCGAGCAGGTCAAGGGCGTCGACGTCATGACGGGGCGGCCCGACCTGCACGCGGCGCGCGACGCGTTCATGGCGGACAACGTCAAGCTCATCAAGAGCATCCCCGAGACGATGCACGACCGCGTGGCGCAGCACGTGCGCAAGGCGATGGCCGAGGGCACGCGGCACGAGCAGCTCGCCAAGACCTTGCAGGCCGAACTCGGCATCGGGGAGCGCAGGGCTCAGCTCATCGCTCGCGACCAGGTCAATAAGTACAACGGCAAGCTCGCCGAGGCCCGGCAGACCGCGGCGGGCTTCACGCACTACAAATGGATCACGGCCGGCGACGAGCGCGTGCGCGACAGCCACATGCGCAACCAGGGGCGGGTGTTCGCGTGGGCTTCGCCTCCGGACGCGACGGGGAACCCGGGCGAGCAGATCCGGTGCCGGTGCGCTGCCGTGCCTCTGAGCGAGCGGGAGCTTGCGACGGCGCAGGGTGAAGGGCGGATCGGGTCCAAGGCGGTGGAAACGTCTCAAGACGTGGCGCCGGAGCCGAAGCCGGAGCCCGTTGTCAGATTGGCCGATCGAAGGGTCGTTCCCGGACCGTCCGACACGGTACGCATTCCTCACATCTGGATCCCGCGCACGCCACGCGAGGAAGTAGAGGCCCGCATTCAGGCCGTCGAGATGGAGCTTGTGGCGGAGCCACACGAGTTCATGGCGGGTTTCGACAGGCTCGGTCTTGAGCTTTGGCGTGTGACACAGGAGCAGAAGTCGGAGGTCTACGTCGAGCGCAGGCTCTTCAGGTCGGCGGCCTACGTGACCCACAACCAGCCATCGGGATCGCTCGTGTTCTCACCCGATGACGTCTACGAGGGAATCTCGGCGCCCAACCTACAGGGCCTGCGCACATGCGCGCCCAACGCGATCCGGGGAGTCTCGGCTGTTGGCCGGATCTTGAGGCCTCAGAGGGGGTGGCCATACCTGATGGCGGAGTACTCAGGGGTCGTTCAGGAGTTCAATGACGCGGAGGCGTTGCTCGTCGAGAGCCAAATGACCAAGAAGTTCGCCACATTGTTGGGGAAGGCGAAAGGACTTGACGCGAGCCACGCCCCCGATCATTTTGTGATGAGACGCGTCGCTTGGCGTTTGGGAATTCGCTATGACATCGCAAAGCTCGGAGCCCGCCGTGGTCCTGACTGACACGTGGTGGCGTGACGCGCCAGAGCGCAGAGCCAAGTTGCGCGAACGATTGGAGAAGATGTCCCCTGCGGAGCTTCGCGCGTGGCGTCGCGAAAGGACTGACCGTGAGAAGGCCAACGTGATCATCCATCGCTGATTTCCCCCTCCCCCGCCGCCTGACCCATCCTCCCGGGCATGCCAGCCCGGACGCCGCCGACCAAGACCCCTGAGAACAAGCCCGCCCCGGTCTACCGCGAGGACGCGGTA